CCTTTTAAGAGATTCCGACCACCAACTGACACGCTACCAGCCGTGTCATTCCACGAATAGTCGGCTGGATTAGTGCTATTTGCTTTATCGAAGTTAGTACATACACCCAGATAACGCTTAGTGCCGTCTTGTGTCAGACTGAAACCGGTTCGACCGTCGGCACTATCCGCATAAGCAAAATGGATATAGGGTGTTCGTCCGTCTGCTCCAGCTTTACCTGGAACACCATCACGCCCATCACTACCTTTCCATTTACTCCACCGGTAATCTTGTGGGTTTCGGCTATTCGTAGTGCTGAAATCTTGGTACATACCGATAAAAGCCTTGTCAGTATCGGTCTGGCTAAAACCACTACCGGAGACCGTGTCAGCGTAGGCTATGTGGGTGTACTGGGTTTTACCGTCAGCACCCTTAACACCGGGTAGCCCTTGGTCCCCTTTGGGGCCTTGCAAGCCTTGTAAACCACGTTCGCCCTGCAATCCTCTGTCACCTTTAGGACCAGTTGGTCCTGTGTCGCCTTTATCACCTTTAACCCCTTGCTCCCCAATTTTAGAAACTGAGTATCCAGTTTCGCTAGTGTTATCGGTGTAGCTCCAGACTGTCTTAGTCCAGAGGTATTGCCCAGCTGGCACATTAGGCACTTGATTGTTCCAACCGTTGGTCGGTGGAACCGTCCCAGATACACCTATAGCGTAAGTAATTGAAGTGCTTCGAATACCGACACCATCTTTGCCCGGGATACCATCTGTACCACTGTTGCCATCTCTGGCGATGTAGACTTTTTGATAACCTGTTTCAGAGGTGTTATCGGTATAAGCCCAGACCGTTTTAGTCCAAAGCCATTGACCTTGAACTAATTTTGGAGGTGTTTGAGACCACGTCCCGGGCGTTATGCTATCTGATGCTGAAATTCCATAAAGAACCGTCGTGCCTCTTATCCCAACACCGTTTTTACCAGCGATGCCATCTCGTCCATCTCGACCGTTTAAGCCATCAGAGACACCGACAAATGTGATTTCATCGCTAGCAACTTCTTTCTCACCTACCCAAGCTGATACTGTAATTACAGTGGGTTTGGTAATCTTGCTTGCACTCACTGTGTAAGTCAGTCCAACTCCAACAATAGAGCCATCAATTACAAATCGATAAGTTGCGTTAACTGTCTGATTTCCTCGTTTTAATGTCGGACGTAGTGTGGACTGCCCTGTATTGTTTTTAAAGATAACACCGTTATCCGTCGAAAAAAGGATGCTGTAAGGTCTACTGTTCTCAACCATCCGTTCGAAGACGGTTCTAAGGTCTCCCGACGTCCTATTTTCAAGCTCTTTGAAATTACCGAAAGTTGTTGTGTTATTTGCTGGATTGCTAAAACTAATCTTTTGCTCAATAGCACGAGCCCTTACGTCGAGCGACGGGACAAAGCCCTTGTCGTGAATTGTGATAGTATCCCCTATCTCGACATCAACGAACCCATCGACTTCGTAAGTGATAGCTGGATAGGCATTTTTTCGCAAATTCGCAATTCCTGCGGCACGGATAACTTTTGGATCATCACTGTCAACTTCTAGGTCTTTTCGAATCCACTTATTTTCTTGAGTCGAGGCACCAAAGGTTGAAGGATACAAGTTGGCTGCATGAGGCGCATAGAGACAATTCCCCTCTTGCTTGAAGATAACAATCCCTTTATCGTTCTTCTCTTCCCAAGCCGGGAGACCACCAATATAGACTCGCACTTCAGGGCCGTTCTCGGGTTGCTCTTTTGCCTTCCCGTACGGGACAATCATTGTATAGATTTCGGTCTTATCAACTTTTCTCGTCATCGATTTGATGTTCTTTTCAAACGTCAGACGGATATCGCTACGAATTCGACCTACGCCAGTGTGTGAATCGTCCGCTTGATGGTAAACGTTCAGGACAAGTTGCTTAATGGAGCTGTCGTCATTAAGCCTAGTCACAAATTCAACTTCAGCATTAAATTTATTAGCTAAGCTCAGCAACCTTGCCAGTTTCGTGTCTTGTCCTTCCCACTCAAGTGTTTTTTTCTGGTCAGAGACCTCATTGACACCGAGCGTGACCATTGCGAATTGAGGAATATCAAACGCATTGAGGTATTCTGCGAATGACATAGCTCTATCAGCCTTGTAAGCATTCGTGTACTCATTTATCAACTCAAGGTTCAGGTTCTCACAGTAACATCTCACCCATCGCTCATTCTCTTCAACTTTCATAATATTAAACAAGTACGTTTGGCTATTATGCTTGAACGAAATGAAAGAGCGCTCGTTTAGCTGGTTGTAAAGCGGTTGGTTTGCTGTATCACCTAGCAATTCCTTCTTCGAAACAGTAAACTCGAAAGTGCTAGATGCCGTCTCAAGATTGCGAGTCCAAGTGTCGTCGTAGAAGTTTAACGTCTCTTGCTTTTCGTTATCGATAAAACCAATTTTTTGTAAATTAGCATCGTGAATCGTTAATAGCATTACAAATACCTTTCTTCAAATTTGACAGACACAGAGGGTTTGTTTGTAACCCACCTTGAGCAGTAAACTTCGAGTTGAGACTTGCCAGGAGGGATCGTGATGAAGTCAGAACCCTGTACGACATCAACAATTTTCGAAATATTATCTACAAGTACAGTGTCGTTCTCGCTGTTTATCACAACTTCTCCACCAGCCCTGTATCGATTAGGAACTTTCCGGACTCCTACAACATAGTCTTTGCGATAAATGAAATCATCTAAGTACATGTGGCTAACTTGCGGTGTGTTCCCGATTTTGCTGAAGATAATGTGGATTTTATCCGATTTCTTACCTTTGATTTCAGGGATAGTGTATCTAGGGTAAGACCCCCACCAATAGAACTGGACGACGTCGTCAAACCGTTGGATATCTGACCACCCTCTGGGCTCGTTAAATGGGTTGTGCTCTTCTATGTGTGTACCTAGAAACTGCTTTCTGTCAACAAAACGGTAGCCACCCCTGCCATCGCTGGCTAAAAAGTTGTATTCACAACCTAGACCGCTACCACGTTTGTAGGTCTCAACCCCATACAAAAAAGTTCCGCTTGCATCTGTGACACTAATTTTCAAATAACCCATCTGATCTGCAGAGCCTAGCCAAAAAATTTGCCTCCACCAGAAGTACTCGTACAGAGCGCCTTTTACACCGCTGGAATCCCTTGGGATATCAAATGTAACCGACGCTGTCTGACCGCTCTGCAACGCAATGTGGGGGCGACCCCAAGCGTTGTCGATGTAAAGCGTGCCGTTCGGTCTGGTATCGTTGCTATCATTCGTGATACCAACGTTTTTCAACCCTTGTGCCAATCCGTTAGGGATTCTGTGTTGTCCATTAGATGAAGCGTAATCAAACAAGACCTCTGACTGCTTGTAAGTCTCTGTATCCCCTTTTTGCCTATCGCCAAGCTCCAAAATACCACTACTGTTAACCAATCCGATATAGCCATTCTCACTATTGTGCTTCACTGTGATTATCGGATGCGCATCAACTGATCCGTCGTTGACAAGGTCAAATACCAGTTTGCCGTTTTCTGTTTTAGGAGTTTCGAAACTTCGATATGTAGTTGAGTGTGCGACTCCATCTGGGACCATGAATTCAATTTCAGCTTGGTCATACCAGTCGGAAATGCCTTTTAAACTAACATCACCTTTTACTATAGCCAGATAGTATCTGTCTGGTTCGTCTGGCAATCTCAACTTAACAGGTTTGTCAGAATGCAACACTCTAGCCGCTTGTTCCCTGACACGATAAAACATGCCGTTATCAACTTTGGCTGGCTCGTTCGGGTCTACGAAAGCAATGTCTTCAAGATGTCTTGTCGCTAAACTAACAGTAAGTTTGATTTTTTTTGCACCAAACGCAACTTGTTGAATATTGACCCCGATTTTAGGGGCTGAATCCGTCGTTATGTTGCGTTCATTCCCGATTTCGTGCGACACTTTGATTAATTTAAAGTAATCGTTCAAATCGTATCCATTGAATTGAAACACAGCCATTATTTAATACCTCTCATGCGTTTGTAAGTAAAATCTTTATCTTTCTGGTATGAAGTCAAATCGTCTCCTGTAGCGTATGCAAACTCTCGACCATCGACACTCAATGAGATTGGACGACCGATTAGTTCAGTGATGATATCCATTGCTTGCTCGAGACGGTCCATTCTACTATCGTCTCGAACCGACAAATCAACGCTACCACGAATTAAACCACCACCAAAGCCATCAAACAAGTCGTTGTCTTCGAACAAGTTTCTAGAATCTATTGCGTACTCACTAGCCACATCAATCATTTCTTTGATAGAGTCTTTGACAAATTTTACACTTCTATCAATACCTACAGCCATCCCTTGGCCAATGTAGATACCGACTTCATCACGGAATAGTCGTGATGGTGAATGGATCCTAGCTTTTGCCTGAGCTGCACGCTCTGCTTGGGCTACAAGGGCGTTAGCAGCAGCCGTTACCGCACCAAGAGCAGACATCATACCAGCGGCCAAACCTTGACCAATCATTGCCCCTGCTGCTCGCATAGCACCTACACCAGCCATAGCACGGGCTTGTGCCGCATTAACTAGCGCACCCATTGCAGAAGATACAGCACCAACCGCTGAATGGATCCCTTGAGCAATAGCTTGTCCAGTTTGTTGACCAGCCTGTTGACCCATCTGAATCATTCGCTGACCATTCGATTGAACAGCTTGCGCCATTCTTTGCATTGCTGATTGCACTTGTGCCGCTGCGTTGTTCATTGCTACACCAATCAGTGGCGCTAATGTTCCAATTTGCATAATGGCAGTCGTAGCCATTGTGGCACTTGACGCAACCAAGTTGAACTGCGCTGGAATCAAAGCAATTGAGGCTGTCAATTGCATGACACTCGCAATTACCATAGTAAATTGGCTACTAATCAGTGCCACTGTAGCACCAACGGCAGTAAGGCTTGCGTTCATTGCAGTGAACTGTGTAGTCACCGCTTGAATAGATGCCCCAACCATTGTTAATTGGCTATTGAGCATAGTCAAAATTGTCCCAAGCGCTGTGAATTGTGCCCCAAACATTGTCACACCCGATGTAGCTACCAAAAGTTGACTGTTGATTGTAGACAATGCAGTTGTGAAGGTCGTAAATTGGCTATTAAGCACAGTCAAAGAGGTGCCAATCATAGTGAACTGAGTACCTATGAGAGTTAGGCTAGTGCCTAACATAGTCGTACTTGATGACATTGTAGACATGCCAGCAGTAATCATAGTTAATTGACTAGCGAGACTGGTTAGACTAGCAGTCAATGTAGTCATACTTGCATTAACCGAAGTCATGCTAGAAGTCAATGACGTTGAAACTGCACTGAATTGAGTCAACCCAGTAGCAGCTTGCATCAATGCTGGCGCAAGTGTCATGATTTGTGTTCTGAAGGCTGTGATAGGTCCCACAATTGCAGTTAGACCACTGAGCGATTGACTAGCTTGGCTAGAGAATGTGCTAAATGCTGTTCCTGCTGTGGTCAATAGTGATTGTAGATTAGTGAACGACGATTGAATACTTGTAATCGTGCTTGAGAAATGACTTAAACCTGCAACAGCGCTAGAAGCCGAGCTAGACACCTTGCTCATCCCATTACCAAGCTGTGTCATGCCAGTACCAGCTTGCGCCAACCCAGCCGAATTGTTACCGATTGAACCAACGCCTTTGGCGACTGCCGCAAGAGATGCAGCCATGTCACCGAGGTTGGTATTGGTAATCTTAACCACACCATTAGCAAGCTGATTGAAACCAGAACCTGCTTTTTGAGCGGCAGTGCCGATTGAGTTGAAAACGTTAGCTAAGCCATCGAGAACTGATTTAATAGCGCTACCTGCAGAGGTAATCACGCTTGAAATGCCTTCAAACGCTGATTTGATACCGTCACCGATACCTTGCGCCGCTGTACTGATTGATGTTCCGACTGATTGGACCACGGTAGCAATGCCTTGTAATGCTGTACCAATCGCAGAACCAACCGAGCTAATAACATCAGCAACACCACTAAGTGCCGTACTAATAGCTGTACCGATACCCATTGCAGCTGTAGCAATTGCCATTCCTGCTGCTGAAACCACTGATGCAATTCCAGAGAATGCAGCGCTAATCACACCACCAATTGCTGTAATGATAGGCACGATTTGAGTGATTGCTGTAACAATCGCTGAAATGATTTGGCTGATAATAGGGGCTAATGTCTGAACGACTGTAACAATGGCAGAAATCACTTGACTGATAACTGGTGCCAATGCTTCCACAACTGCAACAATTGACTCGTAGAATGTTTGGAAAATTGGCGCTACTGCCGAAATAGCTCCGGCAATCTCATTGATTACCATTGCTATTTGTGGTCCAAATTGTCCAATCACTTGAGCGACTTGGACGATGCAGTCTGTTATGACTGGTGCGATGGCTATAATTGTGTCTGAAATTATCTGAGCTATAGCTGTCATTGTATTTCCGATGATTTGAACAATCGGAGTGATTGCTGTGGCTACTTCACTGATTGCAGAACCTAGAGCAGTAGCCAAACCACTGAAAGCATCGATGATGGCTGGCAATGTCCCGAGAACGGAAGTCCAAGCGTTACCGAATGCTGTAATAGCTGGTGCTGCGTTGCCAATAGCTGTTCCAATAGCTTCAACCAGTGGTGAAAGTTTGGCGAGTCCTGGTGCCGCTTTACCAACAGCTTTGATAACGATACCAAATGCAGTACCAAACGCTTCAATTACTGTTCCAGCCGCCTTCCCAATACCTTGCACAACGGTACTAAATGCTGAACCTAGAGCATTTAGGATTTGCGAAACACCTTGGGATTGAGTGGCTAATAGCGTAAATGAAGCAACGATAATGGCAATACCTGCACCAATTCCGACTGCTGCGATAGCGACACCAGTCGCAAACGACAGTATCTGAGCCGAACTCAACCCCTTGAGACCTTGCAAGGCGAATTTTAGACCTTGCCCGAAACCTTTGTAAGTTTCAGCTATACCTTTGAATATAGCTGTCAAGATTCCTTTGATTGCGTTTCCGGATGATTTGATTACGTTGGATATCCCACTGAACAACTGAGCTATCGTTGACTTAGAACGTTTAACGCTGTTTGTAGCCCCGTTAAGACCCTCGGTGGCTTTATTTTTAAAGGCACTAAACGGATTAAATGACTTAATCCAGTTCAGACCTCGCATAGCAGTATCGAACACTGAAAGCCCAGCCTTTGCAGTCATAAAACCTGCCACCATGGCTAAAATGCCACTAGTGATGCCATTGAGCACGCCTTTAGGGATAGAGCTTGCAAACTTAGATACTGCTGAAACGGCTTGAGATATCCATTTTGTTAACGTTCCAAAAGCCGTTCCTAGCGCTGAGATAATCGTCTGCATCTCAGAGCTACTAAACACATCACCAATTGAAGACCCAATGGTTTTAACAGCTCCCCAAGTATCTTCTATTGCTGATTTAAAAGCTTTGAATGCGCCAGTGTCTGAGAACGAGCTGATGAAGCTCTTAACAGACCTAGTAGCGATTGTTAAGCCTCTTGATAGCCCACTAACAATGTCGCCAACGCCAGTACCTAGCCCTTGAAATATACCCTTGAAATCTATGGCTTTTAGTGCCGCTTTAGCTTGAGTAGAAACATACTTAAACGCATTTGCTAAACCCTTGATGGCTCCTGTATTACTAAAGCCTTTCCAAAACGATTGAACGGTTTGGCTGACCCCTTTTACAACTTGGTCAATTGCTTTATCGAGTCCGTTTGCGAACTTCTGAATCGATTGTTCATCAATTTTGCCAAGAGCATCAATGATACCCTCGATTCCTCTGATTGCCTTGTTGCTAAGCTGTTCAAAAACTGGTTGCAATTTGGTTGAAACCGTTTCGTAGAGCCCGTCAACAGCTTCGTCTACAGATTTGTACCTAGTAGCCAAGCTCTGCATAGAATCGCCAGCCCGTTTAAAGGCCTCTGCAAAGTCTTCAGTCTTAATTTCACCGTTTTGAATTTTGCTTACAAGATCATCTAGAGACATTCCCATCTCTCTAGCGACGGCAGCCATACCTGCTGGTGACTGTTCCATCATCAGCTTGAAGTCTTGCCATTGGATCTTAGGCTTAGTCATCGCTTGAACCATTTGTTGGCTCAGTGTCTTCATTGCCTGTTTAGGATTTTCAGCAGAAGCGGCAAGACCACCCATAGCTTTTACCAAGTCGCCAGCATCGCTACGACCGATTGCAGCCATTTGTGAGAATGTAGTCCCCATATCAGAGGCAGAATAAATTGTCTGCGTTGCATAGTCTTGCATAGCCTTTTTAGCTGACGCAATTTCTGTTTGCCCCCAACCTAACTGGCTTAAGCTCCCATCGAATGTTTTCCAAGCCTTCGTTGAGTTGTTAAGCTCGGTCATCATACCACCGATACCACTTGTTATAGCGCCAATGCCCTTAGTGATTCCAGCACTAACAAGGTTAGCACCGAGCACACTTTTAAACATTGAGCCTAGGCCCTTGCTACTCTTACCAAGTGATTCAGCTTGCTTTTGAGCGTTTTTCAGGGCGCTAGATAAGCCGTTATCTTGTGCTGACAGTATCGCCCGTACATTGAATGTTTTATCAGCCATCTAACAACCCCTCCTCTCTTTTGAACGCTAAATTTCGTCTAGCTATCTGGATAAGATGCCTATTGTCTTTTTCATGATCCCCGAGAAGTTCTTTTTCACGACGTTCTTCGTCATAAAAGTCTTTAAATTCCTTAAAGACATACTTCTTACCGCCCTTGCTTGTGGCCTTGACACTACGATTTAAGAAGGCTTGCAAATAAAGTTTCTTCTCTTCTTGGATAAACCTTTTCGCATAAGCTTTTTGATACAGCCTCAACTCATTCAGCGTCATTCGTCTGGCCTCTAAAAGTGTCGTTCCGTATCTAGCCATGCAATTTGTGACTAGATCTTCGTAGGTCTCTTTTGAATCCTTGACGTTTTCTAAGCTTCTTCTTGAGCTTCCAACATTCGTTTGGCTGTTTCTCGTGTCAATGGTTGCTTCTGCAATGCTGAGAAAAAATCCTCAAACAAGTTATCCAATCGTCCATTTTCAGCCTCACGTTCAACAAAACGCTCAATACCCTCTACAGATGGTTTTTGGCGTTCTGTAGCAGTTCCAGCTTGAATGAGGTCTAGCAGAACAAGTGGGTTCTTTTGTTGCAAATCAACCACTGCGTGTTGTACACCAAAGCCAAACGCTACACCGTTTTGGTTGATTGAATAACGCTCGTCGAGCACTCGCAAGAAGTCAAATCCAAAATTCAAAGTATAGTCTTTGTCATTAATTGTGATAGTGTTCATGTTTTAAATTTCCTTTCAAAAATAAAAAGCGAGGGAAACCCTCGCTAACTGTTTTAATTATCAATGTCCAGTAATAGCAGTAGTGTCTTGGAAAGTATATTGGATCTCTCTGATTTGCTCGTCAGACAGAGTTGCTTCACCAGCCTGTGGCTTGCCTTCAACGGACATTTCAGATTCAATCTCTACGAGCTCTTCAACATTCGCTGGGACTTCCCATGAAGACAAGCGACCGATTGCATAGAGTGCGCCGTATTTCCCATTTGTTTTCTTATCAGTCAGATCAATTTCCCAAACTTCGACCTTGTATCCATCAACTACTGATTGCTTCAGCATTTCGTTGACTTCATCCTTAGTCCCGATTGCGTTGATTGACAAGGTTGTCTCTAGACCACCATCGGCCACAACCGCACCATCTTTGGTTTTGGTTGTGTCGGCATCACGGGAATACTCCCACTTATGTTCTGTTTGCAGTGCCAATTTTGCTGCTGCTTTAGTATCCCCGTATTTACGGAACATCAAAATTTTATTTTTACCTAGCTGTGCTTCTTTAACATTTGTATCAGCCATGCTTTCCTCCTTAGTAG